GAGGCCGGTATACAAGCTTACCCAAACAAAATTGGAATAGGTGGACAAATGCAGTTTGCTGAAGGTGGTAGAATAGCATTAGGTAAAGGAAGTAAAAAAGGTGTAAAACCTGCGGGCGGTTTATTTGAAACTTTATTTTATAATAAATTTCATCCATTTCTTTCAGCCCTTAATACTTCTGAGATATATGATATTTTATCTCCAGGCGGAGGTTTATATGCAGATGGTGGCAGAGCTGGTTATAGTAGAGGTAAGTTAGTTAAAGGACTAGCATCACTTATTAATAAGGGTCGAAAAAAACTTTTAGAAAAATTTAAAAGAAAAAAATCACAATCAGAATTATTTAAAGAAGATGTGGCTAGAATAAAAAAAGAAATGGAAATTGAAGATAAAAAATTTTACGACGGATTAAAACCAGGCGGAAAACTTGAACAAAACATAGAAAAAGTAACAGGCTATAAATTTCCTGGTACAGATGAAATTACGAGAGTGATTAAAAAAAAAATGGGAAACAGAAAAGACAATGTTTTAAAAGAGTTTGATATTACAAATAGAAAACCTAACGCAATGGGCGGCAGAATAGCATTAGGTAAAGGCGGTTTAGCTGGATTGTTAGGAGAATAATATGAAAAAATATTTAGGAGTAGCATTTAAATTTGGGATACCTGTTATGAAAGGTGTAACTAAAAAAGTTCAAAAAGCTTTTAAAAAAGAATATGGAGAATTACGTGCAGCAGGAATGAGTACACATTCTGCACATATAACAGCACAAAAAGAAGTTTTAAAAAGACCTAAGAAAAACAGCGGTGGGATGATTGGTAAAAAATCTGGTCCTCCTCCAGAATCAGGGCCCATGCCACAAGGCTTGGCTTCTGCTAAAAAAAGTGTTAGATAATACAAGGAATATAAATGGCAGATATAGATAAAGGGCTTCCAAACACAAGAACACAAGTAGAGCTTCCCGGCGCGGAAGATACTGAAGTTCAAATTTCGGAAGAACAAAAAGAACAACAACCCGTAGAAGTCATTCCAGATGAAGATGGTGGAGCAACCGTTGACTTTGATCCGTCAGCTATAAATCAACCTTCTTCGGAATCTCACTTTGATAACTTAGCAGACATTTTACCAGACGATGTTTTAGACCCTGTCGGTAGTACTCTTAAAAATAATTACATGGACTATAAGATGTCCAGAAAAGAATGGGAAAAAACATATACCGAAGGACTAGATTTATTAGGATTTAAATACGAAAATAGAAACGAACCTTTCCAAGGAGCTTCTGGTGCAACACACCCTGTATTAGCAGAAGCAGTTACACAATTTCAAGCAACAGCTTTTAAAGAACTACTACCCTCTGACGGACCTGTCAGAGCACAAGTTTTAGGCAAAGGAGATCCAGGAAAAGAACAACAAGCTCAAAGAGTAAAAGATTTTATGAACTATCAGATTATGGATCAAATGTCTGAGTATGAATCAGAGTTTGATTCTATGTTATTTCATTTACCATTGTCAGGTTCTACATTTAAAAAAGTTTATTACGATGATTTATTAGGTAGAGCTGTTTCTAAGTTTGTACCTGCAGACGATTTAATTGTTCCGTACACAGCAAACAGTTTAGATGATGCAGAAGCAATTATTCATATTGTTAAAATTTCTGAAAACGATTTACGTAAACAACAAGTAGGTGGTTTTTATTCTGATGTAGAAGTAGGCACACCAGGAGAATCAACAAGAGATGATATTACAACTAAAGAAAAAGAACTAGAAGGCGTATCTAAATCTGGAAAACAACAACCTATATTTACATTATTAGAATGTCATGTTGATTTAGACTTAGAAGGTTTTGAAGACATAGGGCCAGAAGGAGAACCAACTGGTATCAAACTACCTTACATTGTTACAATTGAAGAAAGCAGCACTAAAGTTCTTTCAATAAGAAGAAACTATGCACCTAACGATCCAAAGAGACAAAGAATTCATTACTTTGTTCATTTTAAATTTTTACCAGGATTAGGGTTTTATGGATTTGGATTAATTCACATGATCGGTGGATTATCTAGAACTGCAACATCAGCATTAAGACAATTATTAGATGCAGGTACATTATCAAATTTACCAGCAGGATTTAAACAAAGAGGTGTTAGAGTTAGAGACGAAGCATCGCCAATTCAACCAGGTGAGTTTAAAGATGTAGATGCACCAGGTGGAAATCTAAGAGATGCATTTTATCCACTACCTTACAAAGAACCTTCTCAAACATTATTAGCTTTAATGGGTATTGTAGTCCAAGCTGGACAAAGATTTGCAGCAATATCAGAATTACAAACAGGAGATGGTAATCAACAAGCAGCAGTTGGTACAACTATGGCACTTCTTGAAAGAGGTTCTAAAGTTATGTCAGCGATACATAAAAGAATGTATTCTGCTATGAAAAAAGAATTTAAATTACTAGGTAAAATTATTGCAACTTATCTTCCACCAGAATATCCTTATGATGTTATTGGCGGTGAAAGAACAGTTAAACAAACAGACTTTGATGACAGAGTAGATATTTTACCTGTTGCAGATCCAAATATATTTTCTATGTCACAAAGAATTACTTTGGCACAAACAGAATTACAGTTAGCTACATCTAATCCGCAATTACATAACATGTACGCTATCTACAGAAAAATGTATGAAGCACTTGGTGTAAAAGATATTGATCAAGTTTTACCACCACCTGCACCGCAAGCACCAAAAGATCCAAGCTTAGAACATATTGATGCAATGACAGGTAAACCTTTTCAAGCTTTTGGAGGTCAAGATCACCAAGCACACATAACATCTCATTTAAATTTTATGTCAACTAACATGGTTAAAAACAATCCACCAATCATGGGAGCAATACAAAAAAACATTTTAGAACACATAAGTCTAATGGCACAAGAACAAGTTCAATTAGAATTTAGAGAACAAATAAAAGAAATGCAAATGATGCAACAACAAGCAGCAAATAATCCTCAAGTACAAGGACAGATGCAACAAATGCAAATTCAGATAGAAGCAAGAAAAGCAGTGTTAATTGCAGAGATGACAGAAGACTTTATGAAGGAAGAACAAAAAATTACATCTCAACTTGATTCTGATCCTCTATTAAAATTAAAATCAAGAGAAGTTGACCTTAGAGCAATGGAAAATCAACGTAAAAAAGAAGCAGATGAAGCAAAAGAAGAGCTAGACAGAGCAAAATTAGTTCAAGCTAAAGATTTAACTGAAGATAAACTAGAACAAAACGAAGATCTAGCAAATTTAAGAGCAGATACATCAATTGAAAAAACAATGTTAGCAAATAGCTTTAAAAATACACAAAAATAAGATAACAATACAACGAGGAGATAAAAATATGATGAATTACAAAAAAGCTAAACCAGTTAAGATGGAAGAAGGTAAAGTTATTATCGATCCAAGATCTGAAACTAGTATTAGAGGCAAAAATCTTATTAACGAAGGTAATAAAAACCCTGTTAAAGGATCTGGCGCTGCTAGAAAACAAAAAGACGTAACTTGGTACTAATATGTGGTTTTCGGCAATTAAATTAGCCGTTTCTGCTGGTAGTAAAATTTATGCTAACCGCCAGAAAACGAAGATGGCAATGTCTGATGCACAACTAATGCATGCATCAAAAATGGCCAGTGGTGAGGAAGCTTACCAAGGAAAACTTTTAGAGTCGAGAGATTCTGACTGGAAGGACGAGGCAGTTCTCATAATCCTCTCAACGCCAATTGCAATTTTGGCCTGGGCAGTGGTATCGGATGATCCGACTGCAATGGACAAGGTAAAACTGTTTTTTGAGATGTTTTCTGAACTTCCAAAATGGTTTACAAATTTATGGATACTTGTAGTTGCTAGTATTTATGGTATAAAGGGAACACAAATATTTAAAGGAGTAAAAAAATAATGGGATTATTAAGTTACGGTTACAAAGCATTAAAAGCAGGTAAAGGTAAAACAATTAAATCTGTTAAACCTTTTTCAAAAACAGGTGGTAAGACAGTTGAACAAGTTAAACAAGGCGCAGCTAAATCAAAACTAGATGCAGCTAGATTTAATTTAAAAGAAACATTTAAAAAATCAGATAAAGCTTTAGAAAAACTTAAAAATACAACAAAAGCGAGAGAAGGTAAAATGGGCGGCGGTATGATGGGTCGACAGATGTATAAAAAAGGTAGCAAAAAAGCAGTAGGTAAATCTAATTTTGGAATGTTATCTGTAAAAGCTGGAATAGATAATAATCCTAACCCAACACAAGCAGATAGAATAGCCGGTGCTACAAAGAAAAAGAAATCATAATGCAAAAAATTAAAAAATTTATTAAACATATAATAGAAAAATTACTTGGCAAAAGATGCCAGTGTGAGGATTAAATTATGGCTGATAAATCAATAAAAGGAAGAAGTAAATTATTACCTCAAGAAGTTAAACAACTTGTAAAAGGTATAAAACCAAAAAAAATATTGAAGGATTCTATGACACCAAAACAACTAGAAGCTTTTAATAAAGAACTAAAAAAAGGAAAAAAATAATGGCAAAACCAGGACTATACGCAAACATACATGCGAAGAAAAAAAGAATAGCAGCCGGTTCAGGGGAAAAGATGAGAAAACCTGGAGCTAAAGGTGCACCAACAAAAGCTAATTTTGTAAGAGCAGCTAAGACAGCAAAGAAACCAGCTAAGAAGAAATAATGAGAAAAAGAGATAATCCAATCTCTAGAAGTAAAAAAAACTATCGCCCTACGAAGTCGGGCGCAGGCATGACTCAGAAGGGTGTCGCTGCCTACAGAAGAGCAAATCCTGGAAGTAAGTTAAAAACAGCCG